CATTTAAATCTTTCTATGACGGTTTAGTAGGATTTGATGTTGCATCCTCACCTGTCGTATTGTCATAATCTAAAGTGTCTGTAAAAAATTCTAATGTAGTTGTGTATGTATAAGTGTCATCTTTATCAGCAGATGTAGGGTTTGGTTGTACTGTAACTCTCTCAACTCTTGGTGCGTTACTTCCAGTATCTGAATATAAGTCAGCAGATACTTTCTTAATTATAGCTGATGTAGATATAGGTCCGTACAAATAAACTTTTGCTGTAAACTGTAAAGTATAAATTATTCTTCTTAAACTAGTTAAAGATCCTGTATAACTATCTTCATAATCAACACTATTTAAAATAAATGGTATATCTCTTTTTGTATCCATTGTTGTATCTTCAATCATAGTAACAGTATAATCAGGTTGAAAGAAAGGTAATATCTGTTCTATAATTTGTAGACCATCATCTGAATTTGCAGTATAAACATTCAAAGAAAAATTTACATTGTAAGGCACAGGCATATACTGATTATTCATTTTAGTTGTATCAGCGTTTGTTGTTACTTTTGTTATCTTTTGATTCTTATTTAATTTTCTAGTAGCGTCATATGAATATCCTGTAATTTCAAATGACATTCGAGGTAGAGTGATTGCCACTTTAGAATCATCGCCTGTTAAGTCTTGCTGTGCGTCTAATCTTGCAAGAAACTTTTCTTTTGGCGAATAAGATAAAGGTACTTTTATATTTTGTAGTGGATTCCCGCTAGAATCTAATCTCTTAATATTCACATTATTGAATATTGTACCAAACGCAATAACAGTATTACGAATTTTTTTATGATAAAAATGGTCACCAAACATTAGTATTCATCAACCTCACCAAATGGGTTTCTTTCGCTGAAGTCTAGTATATCATCTGCTGTTGAAGCAGTATTCGTGCCTGCTTCTGTTTCAAATATTTGACCTTGATCGTTAGTTGCCTGTGTTGC